TACGGCCTTGAGGTCTACGACGCGGTCGGGGCGCTCTGCTACTCAATCCAGAACAAGCCGCTCCGCATCCGCGACGTCATTCACGACGGTAGCTCCGGAGACGTCTACTACGACGCCGGGAGGACCTACGCGGCGATCCTTGGGACCTTCGGGAACAACATGAGTTGGACCGACGGCCTCGCCCCGAGCGCACATGAGCTGCCCGCGCCCGACTGCTACGGGCGAGTGTGGTCGTCCTACAGCTTCGGCGTCTCGGGCAACCACGTCCAGATCAGCCAGATCAACCACTCCGGCGACCAGTACGGGACCTTCGATCCCGACTTCAACGCCGCATACGAGTCTCCGCCGAACATCATCATCGCGGACGTCACCAACCTCTAGGAGTACCAATGCAAGAACAAGTCACGCAGCAGCAGCTTCAGCTGCTCGCGCAGAAGGCGCTCGTCATGGAGCAGCTCAAGAACATCGACACCCAGCTCGGTCAGCTCGCCGCTGTCCAGCAAGTTCTCAAGGCGCAGGCCGAAGCCGCCGCGCCAGCACCCACTCCGGAGCCAGCCGCTCCGACCGAATAAGGACGAGCAATGGCCGACACTTCCGCACAGATTGCTGCCAACATCACGGCGCTGCTCCAGAGCTGGAACACCCGTGAAGCGCAGCTAAAGGATTGGATGGCCGGTGCCGTCGACGGCGGGCCTAACGGGGACGGAAAGTTCCCCCTGACGGATGCGTCGGGGAACACCTACCTCACGCCCTCCCTACTGAAACTTCAAGACCTCGTCGGGGGCCCTGCGGGGCTCTCGACGCAGGCGCAGCTTCTCGCCGAAGCGGCCCGTGACCTGGCCCTCGGCTACCGCGACACCGCCGGGGACTACTCCGCGACCGCGCTCTCGGCGCGTGACGCAGCGGTCTCCGCCAAGGACCTCGCGCTGGTCTACAAGAACGACGTCGCCGCCGACCGTGCGGCAGTCGAGGCAATCCAGCTCGACCTCGACGCGATCAACACCAACGTCACGGCCCTGTGGCCGCAGATCGAAGCGGACGCAGCGAGCGCCCACAGCGATGCGATTGCGGCTGACGCCAGTGCCACGCGGGCGGCGTCCTACGACGTCACGGCCATGAAGGGTGCGCCCAACGGGCTCGCAACGCTGGACTCGGCGGGCCAGCTGCCGTTCAACCAGATACCGGCGATTGCCCTCATCGACACCTACACGGCAGCTTCGCAGGCCGAGCAGCTCGGGCTCGTCACTCAGCGTGGCGACGTCTGCGTTCGCACGGACGAGAACAAGAGCTACATCCGCAACTCCGGCACGACCGGCACGATGTCCGATTGGACGCTGCTGCGGACGCCCATCGATGCGGTCCTGTCAGTGAACGGCAGGGTCGGCGCGGTGGACCTGTCGGACCTCTTCGCTGCCCTCTCGCACACGCACACCATCGCCAACGTCACTGGGCTCCAGACGGCGCTCGACGGAAAGGCTGCGTTGGTTCACACCCACGTCATTGCGGACGTAACTGGGCTACAGACGGCGCTCGACGGAAAGCAGGCGGCAGGCTCCTACGTCACGTCGGTAAACGGCGCGGTGAAGGCCGCTGGCTCTGCGAACAACTCGAACCTCTGGTTCACCGACGACGTCGGCGGCAACCAAGGCATTATCTTCTGGGATCGCGCTGGCGACATCCTGACGCTTCGCCGCTTCGCGACTGACGGCTCGACCCCTCAAGGTGAGCTTCAGGTCATCAACGGGGGCATCAACGTCAACGGCACGGTCCTCAACCTGAACGGCGCTGCGCTGAACGCGGCCAACGGCCTGCTGAAGCTCGATGGCAACGGAAAGATTGACACGGCGCGGCTCACCAACGTCCCCATCATTGGTGGCGACGGTGGAATGGAGGTCGGTAACTACATAGACTTCCACAGCCCGACCGCAGACGGCGCGGACTTCAAGGCTCGCATCCAGGCCAACAGCGTTGGCGACCTCACGCTCGATCCGACGAGCGACGTGGCGTACCTCTGGGCTACCCAGGTATACATCGGTGGCGGCAGCGCGAACCTCATGCTCCAGCATGACGGGTCGAACGCCTACATCCGGACGCAGCCGGGGAAGGGGATGCTCGTCCTCGGCGCGAACAACAACAACAGCATCTGGATCAACGCAGACGGTACGGTGACCTCGGGCTACCAGTGGAACTTCACGACCACGCAGACCTTCACTGCGGCCAATAACCAAATCATCATGAAGTTCGGGACCGCCTCGAACCCGTCGCTGATCTTCCGCAACGACGGCTCCACGTTCTACATGCTCAAGACTGCCGCGAGTACGGCACCGAGCGGGACTTGGGACACCACGCGCCCGTTCATGCTCGACCTCACAAGCGGCAACGTGACCATTGGAACGAGCCTGACGGTCTCTGGGACCACCTACGTCCACGACATCGTCGCGGATCGTGGCGACGGGACCGGCGTCATCTACTTCGGCAACCAAGGTAACAGCCACTACTGCTACTGGGACAACAGCTGGTATCACTTCAACAACGGCGCGGTCCACGTCAACGGACAGCTTCAGGTTGATAGCGCGGCCACCATCCTTGGGACCCTCTACGCCAACACCCCCAACAATGGAACGACGGGCGGCATCCAGCTGCGCGCCAACGGCACCACCGGCAACGCCTACTTCCAGATCGCCAACTCAGCTGCCTCGGCTCAGTGGGGCTACTGGCTCCATCAGTCCACCGGCAATGCCGATTGGAACGGCACGGCGGGCCTGAAGGACAACGGCGGGCGAGTCCTGTCGTGGACAGGCTCTAGGGCTGGCGGGAAATGCACCATCTCTACAGCGGCCCCCTCGGGTGGCGCTGACGGCGACGTCTGGTTCAAGGTATGACCACTCATGTGAACGACGGGGGGACGTGGAAATCTGCGTCCCCCTACGTCAAGGATGGTGCGACCTGGAAGCCAGTTCTGGAAGTCTGGGTCAAGGACGGCACGGTCTGGAAGCAGGCCTACGCCTCGCTGACCTTCACGCCCGACGCGGGCACCTACAGCGCCTCCGGCTTTGAGACGGCGTCATACACGATCAGCTGCTCCCAAGCGGCGACGTGGACGTGGACGAAGAGTGGCGACAGTCACTGCTCTGCGAGCCTCGCCTCTGGCGGATCGGCGACGAGCATCACCTTCACCTGTAACGCCTATCAGCAAACCCCCGCAGGGCAGCAGCCGTCGCCCGACGACCCGTGGGTACAGAACAGCTGCACCTTCACGGTCACCGGGACGGCCAACGGCGTGACGAAGAACTACACCATCAATCTGACGGCCACCGTCTAACCTATCAGGATCATCAATGAACTATGGACCCGCCAACGAGGCGAGAGCGCCTTCGTGCGCTCATGGTCGGACGCGCACTGGCGCGACTCCGTCATGATCAACCTAAGTGCAATCAAGGAACACTTGGTCACCGCGATCACGACTGCTGCCGTACTCGGCGGCGGGTCCACCCTGATCGGTCTGAAGATCAACGACGCTCGCCAAGACGAGCAGATCGAGGCTGCGGCCCAGATGCTCCCTCAAATCCAGAAGGATGTGAAGGAGACGCACGACGCCGTCATCCGCCTCGAAGCCCAACGGGAGAAGTAACATGAGCTTGTTCCACCCCGAGACCGCCGAGGATCAGCTAGCGTGGTTGCCCGTAATTGGGTGCCTTCTGCCGCTGGCTCTCGTCGTCGTCGTCTCTGTACTGCTGCTGGTGCTTTAGCATGAGCCGTGCAGCTCCAGACCTGATGGACCTGATCCACGGGCTCGTCGCTGACAGCCTCAAGCAGGAACTGCAGCGGGCGTTCGACGCTCGCGACGAGAACGACAATCCGATCCCGATCAACCCCCAGCTCCTCGACAAGGCCATGAAGTTCCTGAAGGACAATGGCATCGACGCTCCGGCGGCGAACAAGAAGGTCGACCTACTGGCCGACCAGTTGTCCAAGCTGAACGTGGACGTCGATCAGGAGGCCGCTCTGCGGCACTGATGTCCTCCCGAGACATACTCCAGGGGAGCTTCCTGAAGTTCCTCTGGTACGTCTGGACCGCGCTCCTGCAGTTGCCGGAGCCGACCCGCGTACAGTACGACATTGCTCGCTACCTCTCCGAGGGTCCGCGCCGCCGGTTCATTCAGGCGTTCCGTGGGGTGGGCAAGACCTTCATCACCGCCGCCTACGTGGTCTGGCGGCTCTGGAAGAACCCCGACCTCAAGGTCGCCATCGTCTCCGCCAACGAGACACTGGCGGTCGAGATCGCGGGCTTCATCAAGCAGATCATCGATCACCCTGCCGGGGACGACCTCTGGGCCGAGCTGCGCTCGCGCCCCAACCAGCGGCAGTCGACACTGGCGTTCGACGTCGGAGCTGCGAAGCCCGACAAGTCACCGTCGGTCAAGGCGATGTCCATCGTCGGCCAGCTCACGGGTAGCCGTGCTGACCTCACGATCTCGGACGACGTCGAGGTCCCGAAGAACTCCGAGACGGAGACCATGCGGGAGAAGCTCGAAGCCAAGACCCGCGAGTACGCCGCTATCACCAAGCCGGGGGGCGAGATCGTCTACCTCGGCACCCCGCAGACCGAGCAGTCGATCTACAGGGCACTGCCGGAGAAGGGCTACGACGTCCGCATCTGGCCCGCTCGGTATCCCTCAGGGGAGAAGAGGGGGAACTACGGGGACTTCCTCGCGCCCATGCTGCGGGCCGACCTGGAGCAGGCCCCTGATCTGGGGAAGTGTACCGGATCCACTCTGGGCGGAGCCCCGACCGATCCTGCGCGCTTCACCGACTTCGACCTGATCGAGCGTGAGAACGAGTACAAGGCTGCGGGCTTCCTCCTGCAGTTCCAGCTCGACACCTCGCTGTCGGACGCGGAGAAGTACCCGCTCAAGTCTCAGGACCTGATCGTCCACGACCTAGACAAGAAGGTCGGACCAGCTCGCTTCATCTGGGCTCGGAACCCCGAGCTGACGATCAAGGAGATGGAGAACGTCGGGTTCGACGGGGATCGGCTCTACCGACCCCTGCAGATCAGCGACGACTACCTCCCGTACACCGGCACTGCGATGCACATCGACCCTTCAGGTCGAGGCCGAGATCGGACCACCTACGTGGTCACGAAGTTCCTCGCTGGGTACATCTTCGTGCTGGCGTGGGGAGGCTTCCAAGACGGCTATGGCGACGACACCCTCAGGGCACTGGCGGAGATCGCTAGGGACTTCGAGGTGAACATCATCGTCCCCGAGGACAACTTCGGTGACGGCATGTTCGGCAAGCTGCTGGAGCCGTGGGTCCACAGGGTTCACCCCTGCAGGATCGAGGGCAAGCGCGCTGTCGGCCAGAAGGAGCTGCGTGTGATCGGTGCCCTAGAGCCCGTCATGAAGCAGCACAGGCTGGTGATGGACCGGAAGGTCCTCGAAGCCGACCTGAAGCAGCCGACCGTCCACAAGGGTCTCTATCAGCTCACCCACATGACCGCCGCCCGTGGTGCCCTCAAGCACGACGACATGGTCGACGTCCTCGCTGCAGGCGTCAGTCACTGGGTCGAGTACCTCAACGCTGACGCAAAAAAGGCAGAGGACGAGCGCAGGAAAAAGGCAGAGGCTGAAGCCGAAGCCCGCTTCTTCAGCTGGTCGGTAGGCGCGAGCTTCGAGCGCAAGCCCACAGGCCTAGCAGCCCGTAGGGGAGTTGGTCGGCCCATGAGTAGGGGTCGATCCCGACGATAACCAGCAGGGCTCTCACGGGTCACTGCAGGGGGACTGAAGGGGGAGGGGGGTAACTCCTCCCCCACATCCTTGATCCCATCCACCTACGGTGTTCACCGAAGGAGACCACAGTACCTAAGGTTACACCTTCCATATCTCACCCTCCGAGGGTGGGGGTTAATTGGGGGTCGGTCACTTTCGGTGCAAAATTACGAAGCGGCATATACGCACAGGCGTCCAGCGCACTCCCCCGTAGGGGGCGGGGCGGGGGCGGCAGGGTCTCCATCGGCTTGCCTATGTGGGCAGGGCAGGGTGCCTGAGGCTTTCCGCATGGCACGATACATGGCGCGATTGCATGGGAATGGCGGAAAACAGCCAATCTAATCCCACAACGCATGGCAATGAGTAGCGGCAGGGACACTGGCAGGGCTCATAGGGACACGGCAGGGGCTACGCCCAGGTGCGCGTGTACGTGTGCGCGTCCTTCCGCTTTACCCTGCTTTTTTGATCCTGCCGCTTCAGCGCACCGGCAGTGATCCTACAGCGCACCGGCAGGGCACCGGCAGTGATCGGCAGGGCAGGGATCAAAGCGCACCGGCAGGCACCGGCAGGGATCATTTTTCACGGCCAGTGATCGTTTTTCACGTCTCCCCTGCATTTTTTTCCGTTTGTTTTTCAGCGATCTAGCAATAAAGTTATGGATCTCGAAAAAAAGTATTTGACAGATAGTTCGAGTAAGCAGATAAGCAGGATCACCGGACGGGGCGAGACACTCCGCCGGTACGGCCCAAGGCACGGGGCCAAGCATAGGGACCTACGGTCCAACGGCCAAACCTAGCGAGGCTCCTCTCCTGACGAGACAGGTGGACGCGGTAGCTAGGGGATGAACCCGGAAAAGACAGGGGGCGAACGTCGGACGACGTCCAGTGCCTCCTGCGGATCAGGCCGGAAAGCACAACAACCGAACCCGCGTCGTTGCTGTCGTCTCCTAGTGACAGGGGCGGCGCGTAGCGGTCCCGATCACAAGGGGCCGCCGGTTTCCCGAGCGGTGCCTAAGGGCACCGTTCCGATAACCGTTCAACCAACACTTCGATTAGACAGAAGAGGACAGTAACATGAGTGATCTGGGTTTCATGCGTCTCCTGACCACCTCCGGCAATCCTAAGACCGACAAGGGGGCCAAGTACGGTTTCGCAACGGCGATCCTTCACCTCGCACCGGCTGATCTGTCGGGATGGAACACGTGTCCCGGCGCAACGGCAGGGTGCAAGGCGGCTTGCCTCAATACGGCAGGGCACGGCGGCATCGCCAAGGGCGGCATCGTCACCTATGACAGCGTCAAGTCAGGGGCGCGTTCCAATGCCGTTCAGGCGGCGCGGATCGCTCGCACTGCCTATCTCTTTCAGGACCGCCAAGCGTTCCTGCAGCGGCTCCACAAGGAAATCGCAGCGTTCATCCGCAAGGTTGAGAAGGCGGGGCTTGTGCCCTGCGTTCGCCTCAACGGCACCTCTGACATTCGTTGGGAGGCCTCGGCGTTCCATCTGGACGGCAAGTCGATCTTCGATCACTTCCCGAACGTCCGCTTCTATGACTACACGAAGCTCGCCAACCGGCGCGATCTGCCTGCCAACTACAGCGTCACGTTCAGCCTTGCTGACGGGAATGAGGCGAAGGCCCGGGCCGCGCTTGCCAATGGCCTGAACGTCGCCGCCGTGTTCCGCTCCGAAGGGGCGAGGGACGCATGGCGCAAGATTGGCTTCCTTGGTCACCCTGTGATCGACGGCGACGATAGCGATCTGCGCTTTCTCGATCCCAAGGGCGTGATCGTCGGCCTCTACGCCAAGGGCAACGCCCGTCACGACACCACCGGCTTCGTGGTCGACCATCCGGTCGCCCTGCAGCTTGCCGCCTAACACTTCGATTAACCCGATAGACCCAAAGGAGTAACTACCATGTTCGACCCAATCGACTTCGATCTCGACACCTTCGATCTGACCCACGACGCCGAAGAGGAGGGGGAGGCCTTAGAG